ATGTCCCGCAAGCGGGCCTGTTTGGCCGACCTCGACCGCTATCTACAGGATCGCAACGGTAACTACTCCTACAAGCGCCGTGTCCCAAAATCAGCTATCGAGGCTGACCCCCGCGCGCCGGTCGTTCGCATCTCACTGGACACTGCGGACCTTGCGCTGGCGCGCGCCAAACGCGACGTGCTTGAGACAGCCGATGACGGGTACTGGGCTGCACTGATAAGCGGAACGGACCAGACCGTGGCGCTCAAGCGCTACAAGGCCGCCGTAAAACTCGCCGAGGCCATGGGATTTTCCTACCGAACCGCCCGCGAAATCAGCGAGCGATCTGCCCTCGACGAAATCATTCGGCGCGTGGAAGAACTGGCTGAGCAAAGGACTGTGCCCGCGATCGAGGCGGCCGTGCTCGGCATACCGGATCGACCGGTCATGACTGTGTCCGCCGCTTTCGAACTCTACAGGACGGAGATTGTCGCCGACAGCCTTCGGTCCAAGAGCGAGTTGCAAAAGAGGCATTGGCGCAAGGTCAAACAGCGGGGCGTCAATCTCTTTGTTTCGCTCGCTGGCGATATCGTGATGGAGAACATCACCCGAGACGACGCCAAGAAACTCTATCGCCATTGGCTTGAGCGGATCGCACCGGACAAGGGAAAGCCAACGCATACACCTTCAATCGGCAACCGCGACATCGGAACGATGCGCGTGCTCTACTCGGCATATTTCGACCATATGGGCGATCCCGACCGGGAAAATCCATTCGCCCGGGTTGGATTCGAGGAGAAGAAAAAGCGCAGTCGACCACCCTTCCCTACCGAATGGATCAAAACCAAGATCCTCGCGCCTGGCGCGCTTGCCGGATTGAATGACGAAGCGCGTGCGATCGTCCACATTCTGATCGAGACGGGCGCCCGGCCGAGCGAAATCGCCAATCTGTCACCTGAGGCGATCCGCCTCGACCACCCCGTGCCACACATCTCCATCGAACCGCGTGACGATCCCGACGACCCGCGGGAGATCAAGACGGAATCGTCGGTTCGGATGGTGCCGCTTGTCGGAATTGCCCTGGACGCGATGAAACTGTTTCCGGCCGGCTTCCCGCGCTACCAGCATCGCGATGAGACGTTGTCGGCTACCCTCAACAAGTTCTTTCGCGAGAACAAACTGTTCCCGACGCCGAAACACAAGATCTACTCGCTGCGGCATTCATTCGAGGATCGGGCAAAGGAAGGCGGCGTAGACGAGGAACTGCGGCGGATCCTGATGGGTCATTCAATTGATCGCCCGAAATATGGAAGCGGCGGCTCACTAGAATGGCGCATGCGGGTTCTTGAGAGAATCGCGTTTCCGTTCGATCCAGCGTGCATTTTGGGGAACGATTAAAGTCCATTTCGGATGATATAAACAATAGCGATTATCAGAATCGGAAAAACACCAAAGGAAATTACGAACAGTGATTGAGTAATCACTGAATATTGACTTAACTTGCTCACTTTCTCCAGATTCTCTTTGGCAATATTGCCGGCCTCTTGCAGTCGGCTTTCCTCTTTCGGCTGCTGATGTTTCGCCGCGACAGCCGCGCGCGCTTCCTCCCGCCGGCGCTTCACCTCCGGACTTTCCTCAAGACGGTCATACCAGGGCCTCCGCTTAGGCTGCCCAGGTGCCTTGTGAACTTTCACGGCATCATGTCGCTCTGCCTCGACAGCCCCGCGCGCTTCCTCCTGTCGGCGCTTGTCCTCCGAACTTTCCTCAAGTCGGTCAAACAAGGGCCTCCGCTTAGACTGCTGTCTGGGCGCCTTGTGAACTTTCACGGTGCCCCCGAGTGCAACTTCAGGCTGGCGTGCTTCCTTCTGGCGACGCTCGATCGGTCGGTTTACTTCCTTCGGCCGGCGCTTTTCTGCAGCGACTCTTTCTGACGGTCGGACGGTCTTATAGTTTGGAAATGCCGGCGTACGGGTCAGATCGCCCTGCGAAGCGTTTGCCTGATGCAGCACTGGCCTGGGTGCCGTCGGTCCAAACATTGCCAGCATCCGGTCGAAAGCCGCGTCGCGCAGGTCTGCAAAGGATAGGTGCGTCGGATAGCCCTCAACGCCTTGCTGAAGCACCTCCAGCACGGCGCCTGTGAACAGCGTATGCTCCGCGTCCGGTTTGCCTATCGAGGGCAAGCCAACACCGCTTGAGCAAAGGACGAGTGTGCCGCGCGCTGCCTGGCCGGCGCTGAGCTCATTCGCCGTGACCGAGGCAACCTGATCACTAACAGCGCTGGACATTCCAATGAAAGCCTTGGCGGCTCGTTCTGAGAAACAACAATCGAAAATCACTGACCGGCGCTGTTGTGGGGCCGCAGTGCGGAGTGTGCGGGCAAGATCGGCCGTCTTGATCCCGGTTTCTACCTCCAGGTTTTTTCGGCTATGGCGCACAAGCAACGACAGCTGGCCCGCATCGTCCGGGTGTCCATGCCCGATATAGTAGAGCAGGATATCGGTAAGTGGCTGCCCAGTCTCGCGGCGTTCCCGCACATGCTGACTGAGGGTCTGCTGCAATTCGGCGAGCTGGTCGTCCGCGCTGGTGGTGCTGTCGAAGAGATCGAGAACAAGTTCCGGATCCAGCCCGAGGCCGGCAGGGTCATAAAGGTGGCGGACGATGCGCTTGGCCGAACGCCGAAACGACGGGGCACGCTCCAGGCCGACCCCGGTCCAGTCATGGGCCCCGAGAATAACGGCCGCGGTCGAACCTGGATTGAGCAACCGCGCGGGCGCTCCATCCGTCCCGTTCATTGGTCGTTGCGAACCTTCTCAATGATACGCTTGGCAGTGTCTGGATCGATGCCTTGGACCGCAACCTTCAGGCTTTCCGAGCCGGAGGCACGTTCGTAGACCAAGCTAACGCCTCGACGGGCACGCAGCCAAGCCGCCACTCCCTGTGCGATGGCAAGCGCGGCCCCGGACGTAGCGACAACCGATACGATTGTGCCCAAATCCATCGTCTGGTCGTCAGCCTTGCTGCGCACCGCCTCAACTACACCGTCAACCTCTTGCAACGAATCGGCAAATTCAACAGCCGCCATGCTGGCGGTGGCGTGTTCGTCTGCCTGGACGATGAACCTATAGCTCGTATCCATCGTCGCCTCATTCACTTGGCAAGAACGATAGCTATCTACAACTTATCACAAATAATGGAGTTGTGTGAGTGTGGTTATTTTGGTCCGATCTGCACTCTGCAGAACAGCGCTTACTTTAACGTGATCAGCAAGTCACGCGATCGTTGGAAGCGAGCCCTGACCGTAGCGAGCTTTTCATCAACTTTTCGTCTCTCATCAGCCTCGCGCTCCAGACGCTCGTAGATCGGCAGCAGCTTCTCGCCTTCTGCGCCATGGCGCACAATCGCGCCGGCAAGATAGTCGAGTGCCTTCTCAATGCGATCTAGAGTAATCGGCTTCGTTGTCATAGCCGTTTGCCGGACTCGAAGCGTAGCTCGGTCGAGCGCCCCTCCGGCAACGCATTGTGCTCGACACCGTCGAGCAGCCGGCCGGCGCGGTGCTTGCCGATAAGGGCCGCCGTGTGGCCGCTTGAATGTTGCTCAAAAAAGTTGGCGCCGACACTGCGCGCCCAGGCCTCGCCTTCAGCAAAGTTCATCGTGTCCGGCGACCAGGCCCACGCGCCCCATTGTTTGAAGAAAAACGGGACGCTGTGCGCCGCGCATTGGTCGCGGATGGAGCGTGCCCAGGCGGGATGCATCGGCCGCGCGTCCTGCCCGCTCTCGCCGCCGACGATGATCCAGTCAAGCTTGGGGCCAGGAAGCAGCCGGCCCGTCTCACGTTCTTCGGTTTCGCCCGAAAGCGCGTCGAGGCCGTTCGTGCCGGCCATATACATCCAGTGGAAGTTGATCTGCCCGAGCAGCGGCTCGGCCGAGACGAAGTGCACGGCCGCCGGTGTCGCCAGCAGCTCGGGAACGCGCTCGGCGGCGCGCGCATGGTCTTCGGCCGAGACCCCAAGCCAGACATTGGGGAGCGGCCAGAAGCGAATGAAGCCGTCATCGCCGGGATTGTGCCTGGCCTGCCATGCCGAGGCGCGGTTCAATGCGGCCGCCGGCGCCTTCGGCAGCAGATCGCACATGGCCGCGTGGGTCCGAACATGCGCGGCCGGCGTGTCGATCGCGCGCCCGTCTTCGAGGATGCTAGTGAACTGCCCCGCGCGGTACGGCCGCGTGAGGTATTCCCGCATACGCTTGGCCCGCTTGGTCAGCACCTGGAAAGTATGCTGCGGGGCCAGCGCCATCACAGCGAACACGCGGTCGATCCATTCGTCCGGCACGTTTTCGGCGAACAGGTCGCCATGGGCGCAGACGAATATTTTTCGCGGGCGGCGCCAGCGCAAAGGCTGGTCGAGCCATTCCTCGTTGAGACGGACCTCGCCGGTCCACACCGGGCCGGCCTTGCTGTCCCTGGTCAGGCCGCGCCGGCTCGCTGTGTTTCTCAGCCGCGTACCGGCAAGCTTCATGGCGTAGCAGTTGGTACAGCCGGGCGACACGACGGAACAGCCGGTGACCGGGTTCCACGTCGCGTCCGTCCATTCGATGGAAGTGCCGTCAGCCATGGTCGGCGGCCTCCGCGCGAAAGCCGCCGCAGGTGTTGACTGCGCAGGCGATCCATTGGGCGATGGCCTCGACCTGGTCGTCGGGTCGGTCGCCGTTGACGTCGATGGTGATGACATCGCGGCCGTCGGAGTCGAGCACGACGCCGAGCTCTTCCTTGGAAAGCCGCAGCGGCAGCGCCACGTCGAGCGCCGCCAGCTCGGCAACGAAGGTGTCGGTGGCCGCGGAGCTTTCGAAGCGGGCTTGCGCGCCGGTCATTTCGGCCACCCCATCAACAGGCCGAGCGCGCCGGCCGAGAGCAGCAGACCGATGACGAGCGCCGGCAGCATGTCGCGGCGCGGCGGTTGCGGTGTCACCGGCACATGGTCCAGCGGCGCATCGCGCGGCGTCTCGAAGGGGAGCACGCGGAAAGCATGACAATCGGACAGTTCGGAGCGGGCCATCCAGGCGTTCCTCATGCCACCCGCCGCACGGATTGCTTGTTGGCGAGGTCGCAGGCGGCCTCCCAATGGGCGGTGATCTGGGCACGGGTGAAGCCGCGCTGCATCAGCGCCTCACGGTCGACGGTGCGGCCGTCGAAGGCGAGCTCGCGCATGGCCGACGCGATCAGGCGGACGAGGTCGGTTTCAAGCATTCCCGTCTTGGACTCGGCAAGGGGCTGGACTGAGACTAGGTCTGGGTGATCATCAAAGCTTCTTTCTCGCGGGAGTTGTGAGACTATGTGCCGGCGTTGCGACTGTGTTTCCAGCCGGTCTGTTTCGACAGTCGCGAGAGCGTTCTGGCTTCAGGGAGAGCACGAACCGCGATCCCAGTGCACTAGCGCCCTTCCACAGATTTCCGAATTGCTGCATTGTCGCGATTCCGTCGCTTGATTGCGACGAGATATTTCCGCTATGGAATATCCGAAGTCAATTCAGAAATTTCCGCTTCGGAAAATGCAGTGCTACATGAAATCTGGGCGCAACGAATTATCACGGCGGGTCATGAGTGCCCGACCGATCCCGATTCGATGAGAGGCGCTTGTGTCCTCGCTCCCCGTTCCGCCGTGGTGGTTGTGCAGTCTGAAAGGGGACGTAGCTGAGAGACTATGAGTAATTTTGTTACTTTGATTTCGATGTGGCTGACCGCTCCGCCACATCTTCAGGAGGAAGTCTACCGGGAGGCGCTGCGGATCGCTCGCGGAAGAACGCAACCAGGTGACCTATCTCTCCATCCGTCAGTTTCGCCGCGACAGCCATCAATTCCGCAAGGCGCGGGCGTCGCTCCTCCGGCGCCGCCGAAGTGCTCTCGCTCGGGTTCCTGAACAGGTCGACGGGGTCAATGCCGAACGCCAGCGCGAAGTCGGCCAGCCACTGAAGGTCGATCAGCGACGGGTTTCCGAGCTTCTTTGATACCGTGCCCTCGGCGCGCTTCATGCGCGCCGCCAGGCTCTTCTGGTTGGGTATTTGCTTGGCGGTCATCCACTCGCGGATAAAGACTCGCGCTGGCGGCGGCCTGTCGGTGTCGTCGTTCATGGCACCAAGCCTATCTTTCCAAGATGAAAACCGCAAAAATTCCAAATCGGAAATTTTGGCATTGACCGACCGTTTTCGATATGGAAATCGTCAGGTTTGAAACCGATTCTCAAGCTTTGGCGCCTCGGCGCCGGAAAGACGACCGAAGCCGCGGCCAGCGAGGTCGGGGTCACTGTCGCCATGTGGAACCGTTGGGAGAACGGACGGCGCAGGATACCTGCCGGGCGTGTCCTCGATATCGACCGCATGACAGGTGTCTCGCGATACGAACTTCGCTCCGACGTTTTCGGGTCACCGGAGGACGAAGCCGAATCGCTAGCAAGGTACGTGGCGCAATCTGTAACTACCGATATCATCGCGGAGGCTGCGGAATGACCCTGCCCGGCAACCGCGAAGGCCCTGGCTCCAATCCTCCCGTCCCCGCACCTGCCCCCGCGGCTGATCCCGGAGGGGCCTTTCCCCCTTTCACCGACGAGGGCGACCTTGTCGATTGTCCCCAGCCGGCGCGCGCCGGCCGAAACCGGTTCGGCGGAGGGCCATGATGTTCCATCTGTCATGCGGTCCCCCATGAGCTGACCGCCGCTAGACTGAACCAATCCGAAGTTCTCCCGCCACGGGAAACGACGCTGGGTTTCCCGGCGCGGGAACCCTTTTGTCTTTCGAGGTCGAGCGCATGGCCAAACTCACCGACACCTTGTTCTACGAACTGGTCGCCGCGCAACGCGATCTGATCAAGTTTGTCGGCGGCATCGCGCGCGCCGCCGAAATCACCTCGATGTCGAAAAGCGAGGCCGGCCGCTGGAACACGGTCGACCTGATGACCATGCCGATGGTTGCGCTGCTCGAGGCGGACTGCCGGCAGGCGCCGGTCACCGCCGTGATGGCAAGGGTGACCGGGCGGCGGCTTTCCGACCCCGATGCCCAGGCCTGCGCCGGCGCCGGCCTGCCGTCCAACTATGCGGACACGGCGCGCAAGGCGGCCGAGTTGATGGCGAGGGGCGCGCTGGCCCTGGCCGACGGCCGGGTGACGGTGGCCGAGGCCGTCGACATGGACCGGGCGGCCAGCGACCTGATCGCCGCCGCCGGCGAGCTGCGCCGGGCGGCGGCCGGGGTTCGCGCCGCCGGGCTGGCGATCGTCGGAGGCGCGGCATGAAGGAGCAGCAGGCGTGATGGCGAAGTACCAGCTTTTGCCGCCGCTGAGCGCCGAGGAACATGCCGCGCTGGAACGCTCGATCATCGAGCACGGCGTGCTCGTGCCGGTCGAATATGACGAGCCGGCGAGATTATCGACGGGCATCACCGCGTCGCGATCTGCGAAAGCCTCGGCCTCGCCGAATGGCCGCGATTCGTGCGCAAGGGGCTGAGCGAGGCCGGCAAGCGAAAGCTGTCGCGCGAGCTCAACGTGTCGGGGCGCCACCTGACCGCCGAGCAGAAACAGGCGGTGATTGCCGACCATCTGCGCGACACGCCGTCGATCTCGTCGCGGGCGATCGCGGCGATGCTCGGCGTTCATCATTCGACGGTCGAGACCGTGCGCAAGCGCATGGTCGATGGTGGCGAAATTAGCCACCATGACGAGGTCGAGGGCAAGAACGGGGTGCACCAGCCGGCGCGCAAGACGATCCGCACCGCCTTCGTGCCGGAGCCGCAGAACCGGCGCGAGTATCTGGCCGGCGCCAAACAGATGCGGGCCGACACGCAAAAGCTGCGGCATACCGTGCGGCTGGCGCATATGGAAATGACGGCGGCCAAGGGTGTGGCAACCGCCGGCGCGGTCGGGCGCAAATATTCGGTGCTCTACGCCGATCCGCCGTGGAAATTCGGCGTGCGCTCGGAAGTGACGGGCCGCGAGAAGAGCGCGGAAAACCACTATCCGACGCTCGGCACCGACGAGATCGTCGAGCTCATGACCGGGCTCGACTGCGCGGCCGAGGCGGCGGTGCTGTTCCTGTGGGCGACCAATCCGATGCTGCGCGACGCCCTGCGCGTGCTCGCCGCGCTGGGCTTTGACTATGTGCATCACTGGATTTGGGACAAGGAAATCGCCGGCACCGGCTATTGGGGCCGCGACCGGCACGAGCTGCTGTTGATCGGCCGGCGCGGCGATGTCGCGACGCCTTTGCCGGGAACCCAGCCGGACACGGTCCACCGCGAGCGCAAGGGGCGGCACTCGGCCAAGCCGGAGTTTTTCGCCGAGACGATCGAGCGGCTTTATCCGGGCGTTCCGAAGCTGGAACTGTTCGCCCGCACCGCCCGGCCCGACTGGGATGCATGGGGCTTCGAAGCCGGTCCGCCGTCAGGCGGATCGGAAGCGCCGGTGGCGCTTTCGAAGGCTGAGAAGGCCGGGTCGCTGCTGGAGGCAGCGGGCACCCGGCAGGAAGCCGGTCGGGCCAAAACGAAAGCGGCGGCATGACCGACACGATGCTGCCGATCCTTCGCCAGATGCACGACGCGGCCGACGATCGCGTCCGGGCCGACATTCTTCTGCGCGTGCCGGACACGATCCTGCTGAAGTTCGCGCCGGTCTTCGAGAAGTGCTGCCAGAGGGCCGGTTTCGAGGCGGGCGCGTCGTTCATCGTGCTGCGGCTGGTGGCGCTCCAGGCGGTGCGCGACACTGGCGGCCACCTGCCGGCCCAGACCGCCGCGCATCTCGCCTCCTATCAGGCCGCGCTGTCCGTCATCGCCGACGGGGAGGCCGCGCCATGATCGAGCCACTCGATCAGATCGATCCCATCGCGCGACAGATCGCGACCTTGATGCGCGGCCTCATGCAGGAAGAGGTCACGAAGCTCGCGCCCAAGGTGGCGCAGGCGACCAAAGCCGACAGCGAAATCATGTTAGCTTGCCAGGTTGTGGCGGTGGCTTCCGACAAGCTGCAGGGGAGAAATCCGCACGGATCGGGCTGGAGCTCGCATGCAATCGCCTCGCCGGCCTGATGCGAAAGCATGGCCGCTGGCCCGAGGAATCCTAATGTCGAAGCTCGCTCATCCGGGGGATCGGTGACAATCCACGTCCCTCCACCCCACGTCCGGACGTACCGACAATGCGCGTCAGGCCGCGTCGCGAATGGATACCACCACCTGCTTGCCCAGAACGGCGAGGGCGGCCTGCAGCGCGGGCAGCTTGCTCGGGTGGTCGGGGTCGAGGATGCGGCGGGCCTCGTTCTCCGTTCTGCCAAGGCGCCGTGCCAGCTCGCTCTTGGAAATGCCGGAAGCGCCGAAGGCCTCGACGACGGCAAGCTTCAGCGCCGTTGCCGCATCGACCGGCACGCCCTCCAGCCCGGCGCCGGCAGGCGTGGCCGGCGCCGGCAGCGGGCGGCCGTGCGCCAGATAGCCGCGCAACGCCATGCCCAGCGCGTCGGAGGCGCTGGCGCGCGCGTCGGCCATGCCTTCACCCTGAGTGAGCGCTTCCGGCACGTCCGGAAAGGTCACCAGATAGAAGCCGTCGGCATCCGGGGCGAAATTCGCGGCGTAGATATAGTCCATGATGCTCTCCTTCCTGCCGACCGGGGATCAGGCGATCCCCAGTTGTTTCTTGATCAGCGCGACATAGCCGGGGGCAAGTTCGCCCGACTTTACCGTTGTCCACCTGTCGGCGTACTCGACCCGGTAGTGCGATCCTTTTCCGTGCGAAACGATCACCTCGAAGCGCACGCCATTCTTTCTTGCAAGTTTCCTCAGTTCCCGGATCAGTGCTTCCCGCGTCACCTCGATGCCCCCTTCAATGCATTGTTGTCGCACAAAATTGTGCGAACTGCAATAGAATATCGCACAAAAACGCGCGGTCGAGCTGTCGTTCTCTTCGGAAGAACCGTACGCACGCTGGTGGGGCCTCGAAATCCTCGGCCACAAGGGAGGGGAGGCGGACCTGTCGTTCATCGGCAGCGGCCGCGCGCCGTTCCTGGTCGACCATAGCCGCAGCGTCGATGACCAGATCGGCGTTATCGAGGAAGCCTGGCTGGCAAGCGGCAAGGGCCGCGCCCGCGTCCGATTCGGCAAATCGGCACGCGCAGCAGACTTCCTCGCCCGGGTGCGTGACGGCGAACTGTCGAACATCTCGGTCGGTTACGAAATCCGCAAGCTTCGCCTGGAAAGCGAGGAAGACGGGGTCGAGACCTACCGGATCACCGATTGGAAGCCTCACGAAATCAGTCTCGTCTCCGTTCCGGCCGACACCACGGTCGGCATCGGGCGGGCCGACAAACTCAAGCAGCTCACTCTTTCAGAGGAAAAGACCATGCCGAACGAACCCGACCCCAGGCCGGCCCCTGCCGCCACGCCCGAGAACCGCGCCCGAGCGGAAGTCAACCGCGACGACGTGCTGCGCGAGGAGCGCGAGCGCGTCTCCGAAATCCAGGCCATCGGCGAAAAGCACAACATGCAGGACAAGGCCCGCGAGGCGATCCGGAACGGCGTGACGGTCGCTTCCTTCCGCGGCGTCGTGCTCGACGCGCTGGGCGCGGCGGGACCCGACAGGATGGCCGCGGCGGCCGCCGTCGGCCTGACCGAGAAGGAAGCAAGGACGTTCTCCTTCATGCGCGTCATCCGCGCCCTGGCCAACCCGACCGACCGCCGCGCCCAGGAAGCCGCGCGCTTCGAATTCGAGGTCGGCGAGGCGGCGGCGAAGAAGGTCGGCCGCGAGGCGCGCGGTATAATGGTTCCGAACGACGTGCTGGTGGTTCCCCAGGTGCGCACGACGCTCACCTACGGCACGCCGGCGACGGCCGGCAACCTGGTCGCCAAGGAGCTGGCGTCGGGGTCGTTCATCGACGTGCTGCGCAATGCTATGATGACGCGCGCGCTCGGCGCCACGATCTTCAACGACCTGGTCGGCGATCTCGACATCCCGCGCAAGTCGTCCGCGTCCACGGCAACCTGGATATCGGCGGAAGGCGGCGACGCCACCGAGACGAACTTCACGACCGACCTGGTTCAATTCCGGCTGAAGACGATCGCCGCCTATACGGTGGCGACGCGCAAGATGATGAACCAGAGTTCGCTCGACATCGAAACGATGGTCCGTGACGATCTGGCGCAAGGCATCGCGCTCGGCGTCGACTATGCGGCCCTGCACGGCACCGGCCTGTCCGGCCAGCCGACCGGACTTGCGGCGACCGCCGGCATCGGCTCCGTCGTCGGCGGCACCAACGGCGTTGCGCCGGCCTGGGCGCACATCGTCAATCTGGAAACCGAAGTGATGGTCGACAATGCGGCGATCGGTTCGATGGCGTATCTCACCAATGCCAAGGTGCGCGGCAAGCTGAAGCAGGTGGTGAAGGCCGCCAGCACGGCGGAGTTCGTGTGGGACAAGGAAGGCCTCAACGGCTACCGCACGGAAGTGTCCAACCAGGTATCCGCGACCCTGACCAAGGGCACGGCGGCCGGCACATGCTCGGCGATCTTCTTCGGCAACTGGGCCGATCTGGCCATCGGCTTCTGGTCGGGCGTCGACATACTGGTCGACCCGATCACGCTCGGCCTGTCGGGCAGCGTCCGCGTCATCGCGCATCAGGACTGCGACGTGCAGCTGCGCCGCCCGCAGTCCTTCGCCGCCATGCTCGACGCACTCGCGTGATTGTCCGGCATCGGGCGTCGCTGTCGGCGACGCCCTTCAAGGTCTTTCGAGAAAGGGTAACGACCATGAAAGTGAAGACAATCCGCGAAACCTTCGTGGCCGGCGAGCCGGTCAAGCCGGGGCAGACGCTCGACGTTTCGGAGGTCGACGGCTGGAACCTGATCTCCGGCGGCAAGGCCGTCCCGGTCGACCAGGCCCAGGAGGCGGCACCGGTCAATCGCGCGCTCACGGGCGACCAGGCGTCGACGCGGGGATGACCGGAATGAAGTCTGTCTCTGTTATGCTGCTGACGACGGAAGTGCTCGACGGCGTCAAGTATTCGCCTGGCGATGTCGTCAGCCTGCCCGAAGACCACCCCGTGGCGATTAAGTCAGCGGCACTCGCGCCAGCGACGCCGGCCGAGGGGGAGAAAAATGCCGGTCGAGACTGACGCCGACCGCGCCATCTTCGTCGATGACGGCGACTTCGCGGTCGCCATCATCTGGACGCATGCCGGCGGCACCGCGACGTTCACCGCGATCTTCGACGCCGACTACCAGCTCCTCACCTCGCCGTTCCTCGACGGCGGCGCCGAGGGCGCCGGGCCGCAGATCATGGCGCGCAGCTCCGATATTCCTGCGCAGGCGGCGCATGGCGATGCCGTGACGATCGAGGGGCGGGAATATCGGGTGGTCGAGTTCAAGCCGGATGGGACCGGCATGTCGGTGGTCAGGTTGCAGAATGCCTGACCAATAGTTGCCACCTCGCTAGTTTACCGGCTGGGTCATCAGCTATCCGGGAATATCACGGCCTGCAGCAGCACTAGAAAGAGATTCAATTTCATTTAAGCCATTGATAGCGTTCTTGTTTCCATAAGCTACCGCCTTCTCGAAACTTGCCTTTGCGTCTTGGAAATTTCCGGTTTTCAGGTTTGCCCAGCCATCATTGTTAAGTACAAATCCCTTTAGCTTAATTTTGTCATCGGTCAAAAAGGTCCATGATGGAGACGACCGGATCTTCATGCTATTAGCTGCCGCTTCAGTCCAATAATTGTTTTGGATCATTAAATATGTTATGCTATTGGCAGCTTGAATAGAAAGTATCGGATTGCTCTGTGCTGTCGACTCTGCAACCATACTATATAGAATATTTTTAGAATAGAGATCATCACTAAATTTGGCCACAGCAAAAGCTCGCTGAGGAGTAGTATTTGCCTCCTTTAATATATCGCCAGCTAGACGTATTGCGAACTCACGTGTTTCTGTTTCTCCTCCTCTGAGAGGCAGAGGAGGAAGGGCGTTATTTTGAAAATATGCCTCGCGAAGAGCTGAGTAGTCCTCAGGTGTCTTAATCGCGGCCTTTTGGGAACGGTTCTCTGCCCAAAACACTTCATCTTCAATCTGCCGCCAAAAAATCTTCGATCGCAGCATCGAGGAATGTGGAAGGTCGTTATCGATCGGTAAAACACGATGCTCGCTCCCTAGTAGAAAATTGCCAGCAACTATGTAAGGCACTGTCTCGTCACCGGGGACGGGCTTGACCACGGGGCTACTATTTGTCTTCTTGGGATCAAATGTATACGAGCCGTCTGTGGAAAATGAGTTACTCGCAAAGTACTCCGTATCTATGTCATCCGGAATATTGTATTCCGCTAGTTCGCACAGGAAATTATATGCACTTTTTAGGTATTCAGGAAGAATTTTTGTGTAGTAATCCGTTGGAATATTGCTTCGTCCCGTTTTTGGCCATTTCATTGCTTTCCAAAAAGCGGGTGAAAATATGTCTTCATGTGACGATGTGCCTCCGTCGCTGGTTGTCGTCATCAAGGGCGATGGCAGTATCGAGTCACTTACGCCGCCCGACTTGTGCGGAAAACATTCTTCATTATATATCGGCAGTAACTGATAGGCGCTGGGAAAAGAGAAGCCGTACTCATTTATTGCGTTTGCAAGCCATTCTCGGTCAAGCATATCTATAAAAGAACCGAAGATGGAAGTCGAATCGCCGGAACGGGCCAGATAGAACCCGTTCGAAAAGACTTTGAGTGCCTTTGGCGCCCCATAATGAGGAACGCCAATAAAATTCACCATAAGCCGGCTGAGCTCAGGCAAAGAATTGCCATCAGGACATTTTTTCGTCGAATTATTATAGAAATGCTTCAACCAGTATTTAGTAATTAATCCCCCCATGCTGTGCGCAGCAATAATCAAACTCCGTCCTTCGAAGGTCTTTCTGTTTTCGCAGAACCATATGTTAAATTGATCTGCCGAAATGCGATTGTCCTGCCTCCAATCATAAGGGAACACATTTATGAAGGTCTCGTCACTCAGGTAGATGCTTTTTAGGTTTTTCAGCGCGTCACCATAAACGTCGGCTTCGGCACCGAGAACATCGAATGACTCCAATATTCTCACATCAATCGGCTCTCTTGATGGATAAGCGACAAGAGCCGGATCGAAATCCGAACTTAGGGCTTTCTCTCCCCACAGCATATTACCGGTATTGCGGTCAATTATCGCCGATCCCATGATTCCCGGGATGACAACGACTATTGGAAACCTTTTTCGACGCTCTGATTCCTTCCTTTCGAAGTAATCTGGCGCCAAAGTTTCCAACTTTTGGTCCACGGCCGCTATGCCCTTCAGGTCCAAAGCGGATATCCGTTGTTCCTGAGCCTGAAGCGAGTGCGAGGTCGCTACTGCCAACAGACTCGCAACGGCAGCGGCAGCCACTTGGAAGGAAAGCTTCATAGGTGCCCCCATTCTCACGTTACAATACTGGATTAGACTTGGGTGGTCAATTTTGTTGAACTCCTATGGTTGTGTTGTTGCGGCGATCTTGCTTTGGGCGGATAGCGCGAAGAAAAATCGCTATGCCCCACATCCGCAAACAAATCCGTGACCGGCTGAAGGCCAGCCTGGCGGGATCGGCGCTAGCCGGCAATCGCGTCCATGTTCGGCGGACGCTGCCGCTGGAGCGGAACCTGCATCCGTCGCTGATCATCGCCGTGCAGAACGAGCGGTCGGCCGATGCGTCGATGGACGGCATCCAGCAGCGCACCGTCGAGGTGCGGGTGACGGCCTGCGTGAAGGGCGATTCCGAGGCGGGCGAAGACATGCTCGACGCGCTGGGCACGTTCGTCGAGCAAAGGTTCGCCGCCGATCCGACGCTCGGCGGGCTGGCCGAAACCTATGAGTACCAGGCAACCGAATTCTCCTTCGGCGACGATGCGGAAAGGATTTTCTGCACGGCTGCCTTCACCTTCGCGGTGACGATTCTCACCAACCGCGGCAATCCCGAAACTTCTCTCTGACAGGGGGCAATCATGGCTGTGCATCACGGCAAGAACGGCAAGGTCAAGCTCGGCGCGAATGTCGTCGCGGCGGTGACAAAATTCTCGGTGACGGAAACGATCCCCGACAGCGATACCACCGCCATGGGCGACACCGCGCAGACGCATCTGGTCGGCGTTCCTGGGTGGAGCGGCAAGATCGAGGGCAATTACGATCCGGCCAACACGACCGGCCAGGTGGCGCTGGCGATCGGCGCGTCGGTGACGATCGGCCTCTACACCGACGGCGATGCTTCGGGCAAGAAGTACCTCTCGGGCACGGCCAGCGTCGTCGGCGTGAACCGGGAAGCCTCCTACACCGACCGGGCCACCTTCTCGATCGACATCAAGGGCAATGGCGCGCTGACGCAGGCATCGGTGCCGTGATGAACGCCATCCTTGAAAGGGCGAGGGCGCACTACGAGGCAAGGCCGCGCTTCCGGATCGAAGTGCCGGAATGGGGCACGCCCGGCGCGCCCGCCGTCATCACCTGGACGGCGCTGACGGTGCACGAGCAGGACAAGGTCTACGAACCCGAGAACGGACGCACGCCGCGCGGCGGCACGATCCGGGTGCGCGCGGTGCTGCTGAAGGCCTGCGATGCGGCCGGCGCCCGGCTGTTCGACGACATGGCCGAGCACGATCTGCGTTTCGGCGTCGACGGCGATGTCGTCGGCCGGATCGCCAATGCCATCCTCTACGGCATCGTCGACGAGGCCGGTCGTGCCCGGTCGGCCGAAGAACAGGTCGACGACGCAAAAAACGGCTGAAGGCGGAGCCGCGCCGCATGCTGATACATGCGCTCGGCCTCCGCCTCGGCAAGACCGTCCAGGAAATCGAAGCCATCCCCTACCGGGAATTCATCGACTGGGTCGCGTTCTTCGAACTGACCCCGAGCAGCTGACATGCGCGATCTCGAATTCGACATCAAGGGCCGCGACAAGACCGCCGCGGCGTTCGACTCCGCACGGGCGAACGCGCGCCAGTTCAACGGCGTACTCGATCTGACCGCACGCGGCTTCAATCTTTCGGCAATGGCCGCGAAAGGCTTTGCCGTCGGGCTGGCAACGTCGGCACTGGCCGAGTTCGGCACCGTGGTGCGCCGGATGGTCAGCGATGCCGCCGACCTGGTCGACCTGTCCGACCGCGTCAGCGTATCGACCGACAACATCCAGCGCATGACCTATGGCTTCGGGCAGGCCGGCGTGGCGGCCGGGGACATTGACGACATCCTCACGCAATGGGCGAAGCGGATCGGCGAGGCGCACACCAAGGGCGGGCAGCTCGCCGAGGTGTTTCGGGCCAACAACATCGCCCTGACGGATTCGGAAGGCCGGCTGCGCTCGTCGGTCGAGCTGATGCGCGACTATGGCAACCTGATCGCCGGCGCCGGCAGCGACCAGGAGCGCATGACGCTGGCGACGCTCGCCTTCGGCAATGCCGGCGAGGCGATGGCCGTTGCATTGCGCGATGGCGCCGAGGGCATGGACCGGCTGATGCAGTCCACCGACGAGGCCGGCGGCGTGCTTGAGGACGCGCTGCTTCGCCGCCAGGCCGAGATCGACGACGCCTTCGGCAGGATGTGGCAGAACTTCGAGACCAACTCCAAGAGCGCGATCTTGAGTGCCGTCGCCTGGCTGGACGATCTTCGGCAAGGGTTCGACGGCTTGGCGCAAAGCTACGACGCGCGGCGCAAGGCCGCCGATCTCGGGGCGTTGGCGGGCAGCCTGGCCGGAACGCCCCGGCCGGATCGCGGCGACCGGCTGCCCTCGGGTGTCGACCGTCGCATCGACACGGCTTTCGCCGGCGCGGCGCCGGAAAGCGATGCGGCCACGACCCGCATGCTGCGCGACCGTTTCGGCCCGCGCACAGTCATTCCGCGTTCTCACGACCTTGGCGACGCGTCGAGCCGCACGGCCTCGGCTTCGGCCGCGCGCGAGCAGGAAACGGCCTATCAGGGCGTCATCGACCGGCTGCGCGAGGAACAGGACATGCTCGGCCTCGACGCGACATCGCAGCGGATCCTCTCCGAACAGCGGCGCGCCGGCGTGTCGGCGGCGAGCGAACAGGGCAAGGCGATCGAGGATGTCGTGCGCCGGATCGAGGCGGAGACGGACCGGCTCGACAAGCTGGAGGAGCAGCAGCGCGAAGTGAACGACGCGGTAAAATACCTGGCCGGCTCGGCCCTCGATGGCGTGCTCGCCTGGGCACAAGGCGCGGCGACGGCGGAGGATGCGGCGCGCGGCCTTGCCGCCGAGATCATGCGGGCCGTCGCCTACGCGGCGCTGCTGGGCGAGGGGCCGCTGGCCGGCCTGTTCGGCGGAGGTGCCACGGGCGGCGGGAGTGGCGGTGGAGGGCTGGTCGGGCTGCTGGTCGGCGCCGCGACCAAGATGCTGGGCGGTGTCGTCGGTGGAGTTGGCGGCGCCGCTGCCGATCCATGGGCCGGCTTTCGCGCCGAGGGCGGGCCGGTCGAGCCGTTCAAGACCTATGTCGTCGGCGAGAAGGGCCCGGAACTGCTGCGCATGGGTGGCCGGTCGGGCTATGTCGTGCCGAATTCGGAGCTATCGGCGAGCTCGTCGGGGCGGTCGGTCAATATCAACTTCAACGTGACCTCGCCGGACGCGCCGTCCTTCGTGAAGTCGCGCGCCCAGATCGAAACGCTGATGGCGCGGGCCGTGGCGCGCGGCCATCGCGGGTTGTGACCTTCCCAGATGGCGTTCCACGAAGTCCGGTTTCCGGTAAATATCTCGCTCGGCGCGAGCGGCGGCCCGCAGCGCAAGACCGACATCGTCGCGCTGGCCAGCGGACGCGAGGAACGCAATGCGCTGTGGGCGAACTCAAGGCGCCGCTACGATGCCGGCTACGGCGTCACCTCGCCGGACGATCTGCATGCCGTGATCGAGTTTTTCGAGGCCAGGAACGGCCGGCTGCACGGCTTCCGCTGGAAGGACTGGGCCGACTTCAAGTCGGTCCCGCCACGCCAGGCGCCGTCGATGCTCGACCAGACCATCGGCACCGGAAACGGGTCGAACGCCGCTTTCCAGCTCGTGAAGGCCTACACCTCCGGCGGCGTCACCTGGACCAGGACGATCGCCAAGCCGGTCGGCGGCACGGTGCTGGTCTCCGTCAACGGCGTCGCGAAGACGGCCGGCGCGCAGTTCAACGTCAACACCGCGACCGGCATCGTCACCTTTACCGCCGGCAACATCCCGGCCAACGGCCACGTCGTGCGCGCCGGCTTCGAATTCGACGTGCCGGTCAGGTTCGACGACGACACGTTGTCGGTCCGCCTGCTGCACGCCAATGCCGGCGACATCGCATCAATCCCGATCGTGGAAATCCGCCCATGAAGACCGTTCCGGCCGCCCTTCAGGCGCATCTCGACACCGGCGCCACGACGCTCTGCACCTGCTGGCGCGTGGCGCGGCAGGACGGACAGGTGTTCGGCTTCACCGACCATGACCGTCCGCTGATCTTCGGCGGCGTCACCTACCAGCCCGACAGCGGCTTCACCGCGTCGGAAGCCGCCTCGTCGCTCGGGCTCGCCGTCGATTCGATGGAAGTGCAAGGGGCGCTGTCATCCGCCGCGATCACCGAAGCCGATATCGCGCTCGGGCGCTGGGACAGCGCCACCGTCGAAATCCGCCGCGTCAACTGGTCCGACACCAGCCAGAGCGTGCTTGTGCGCAAGGGCACGCTGGGCGAGATCGGGCGCGGCGATATCGCCTTCACCGCCGAAATCCGCGGCCTGTCACACGAACTCGGCCAGGAGCGCGGGCGCACCTACAGCCGCGTCTGCGATGCTGTGGTCGGCGACGCACGGTGCAAGGTCAACCTTGCCGGCGCCCTCTATCGTGGGACCGGCACCGTCATCGCCCAGGCGGACGGCAACACCATCCGGGCGACCGGCATCGCCGCCTTCGCTGCCGGCTGGTTCGCGCGCGGCGTTCTGACCTGGACCGGCGGCGCCAATGCGGGGACCTCTGGCGAGGTCGCGGCGCATGGCGGCGACGGGCTGCGGCTATGGGAGCGGACAAGCCAGCCGATCGCCGTCGGCGACACCTTCGTCGTCACCGCCGGGTGCAACAAGACCTTCGGCGAGTGCCATGCCAAGTTCGGCAATGCGCTGAACTTCCGCGGCTTTCCGCACATGCCCGGCAACGACTTCGCCATGTCCACCGCCAAGCGCAGCGGACCAAACGATGGCGGGAGCTTCTTTGTTTAGGTTCGCTCACGGGCCGCATCGCTCGCTTCCGCTCGCCGCGCTCAAGCGGGCGCGCGCGACGACGCGCGTCGGCCGGTCGACCTCGCGGACTTCGTCCGAAAGGGAGCGCCATGGTTGATTTGCGCCAGGCCATCATTGCAGAGGCACGCTCCTGGATCGGCACGCCGTATCGCCACCAGGGCACCGATCGCGGCGTCGGCTGCGACTGCCTCGGCCTGGTGCGCGGCGTGTGGCGGGCCGTCTATGGCCAAGATCCCGAGGTTCCGCCGCCCTACAGCGCCGATTGGGCCGAGACGACAGGGCAGGAAACGCTGCTCGAGGCGGCGGTGCGGCACATGGCGGAGGTGGCCCTATCCGGCATGGCGCCCGGCGACCTGCTGGTGTTCCGCTGGCGTCCGCACCTGCCGGCCAAGCATGTCGGGATCCTCGTTGCGCCCGACCGGATCGTCCACGCCTACGACGCCGCCGGTAAGGTGGCCGAAGGCAACCTTGCCCCAACCTGGCGCACCCGCATCGCGGCGGTGTTTGCGTTTCCGTATACGGAACGTTTCCAGTGAGACACTTCGTACGCAACCTGAATACAAGCTCTGAATTCACTCCGGTCCCAAAGACGCCCACACTTCAGGTTCTGAACGGCAGCTCTGCGCCTCTCTATTGGCGATCAGGTTGGGCTTCACGGTTCTTGGGAGCAGACATTGCAGTCGGGCAGGAGGCACCACTCAGGGATGCGAGACGGGAGAGGGCATGCGCCGCTGTCATTCCATTTTCGCTTCCCCCCGGTTATCGGCGGTCGAGCGAAGAAAGGGCGATCGCTATATGCGAGGGAGCGAAGACGGATTAGCCGACAGATAGTCAATCATCATCGGGCTGATGAAATAGCTAGACTATTTTCGCTGTGGCCAGTTGAAAGGAGTTAATGACGCATGCAAGAGTAGCGTAGGCATTGGTACGAACGCTGATATCCTTTTGAATTGAGGGCCGGAAATGAAACGATTGATTCCACTACTCGCGCTGTCGCTCTTGATCTCAACAGCGCTTTTCGATGTGGGCGCGCAATCGGCGTCGTCGCAGGTTAAGCAAGCTTTACAAGGCTTGTTGACTGGGGAAGAAACCGTCGATGCAGCGTTGGAACAGGCTTATCTCCGCGGCGTTCAGCAAGGCCGCGAAGAGTCAAGGCGGGCGCTTGCGGAGTGCCAGCGGAAGTTGCAGAGTGCCAACCAATGAAAGAGTCGAGTAAATGCATACTGGTCCTCTTTGCCACGCTTGCATATCTACTTCCTTTCAACCGTTCAGGTCTTGCCTGCGACATCCAATACTTTATAAAAAACAACTCGAACATGGCTATACTAGAATTTTACCTTATAGATGCGGACACTAAATCTCCCAGCGATGGTCTTGAATTACTTGCTGGCGCTGGTGGTGCAATGAATCCTCGAGACAGTCGAGCGATAATCTTCAAAGCTAACGGCGATTTTAACGCGGTTTTTAAAATGAGTGATGGAGAATACTACAATATGCCAATATCAGATATCTGTGAGAACAATACAATCACCATCTTTAACAGTGGATTTGATATCAGAATATCTGTTCAGTGAGGGTAGGGTGAAACGCCGTATTTTTGTTTTCCTTGACGGTACTTGGAACGACGACTTTCGCGTGGACCGCGACTCGAATGTCGTACGCCTACGAGATATCGTGAGCAAAAGCATATCCAGACCAACATATCCTGAAACAATTGAAGGGGTTAGGGAGTTAAACGACAAGGAAACTGAGTTCGGCGCTATTCGACGGAATGATTACGAATATGTGATTTTTTACGAGCGGGGCGTCGGAACTGGGCCGGGAATAGATCGCTTGTTAGGCGGTTTGACAGGGAGAGGTTTGGAACTAAACATTCGTCGTGCATATCGTTTTCTTTGTGCAAAATATCAAGAAGGTGACGAGATATTTATCTACGGATTCTCTAGGGGTGCATTTACTGCGAGATCGTTAGTCGGCTTGATAGGCTCTTCAGGGCTCCTTAAAGAGGAACACTGCATAGTGGACTACGAAGAGAAAGCGTGGCGTTTCTACCGCCAACGCCCTAACGATCGCCTTTCGGGGGATCGAGTTTTCCTCGACAAATACGTTCATCCTCGAAACAAGACGCGGGTATCATGTCTCGCGGTTTTCGACACGGTGGGCGCGCTGGGTGTTCCGCTTACACTACTCAATCTGGTCAATCGCGCGCGATACGAGTTTCACGATATTGAGTTGTCGCCAATTGTCGACCTGAATCTTCACGCGCTAGCAATCGACGAGTGCCGCGCCGAGTTCCCAGCGGGTGTTTGGCGGCGCAACAAATATAAATCCGTCAATACAATCGTGGAGCAGGTTTGGTTCCCTGGCGTACACTCGGATATCGGCGGTGGTTACTACAATGAGGACGATCGCAACGACTTGGCTGTCAGGGGCGTCGACGACATCAGCCTCGACTGGATGATCAAACGGCTGAGGCAATACTTTCCGGATTTTCCGGTTTCGGATCATGCCTTTAACAGCTTTCTACCAAAGAAAGAACTCAGTGTTCAGCACGACTCACGGACATTGAAATTCAAGTTACGCCCCCGCGCCATTCGATCAATCGGAAATCTGGTACCTGTCGCCCGAGGGCGAGAAAAGGTGGTAAGCCACAACAGAAGCCATTTCGTTATCGGTGAATCGGTGCACATTTCAGCGATAGAGAGATTAGGGAGATTGGTCGCGGAGGGTGCGAAGAAGAAGCTGTATGCTCCCCCTAACTTGATCGAATGCTTCCCAAATTTGTATGCGCGCTATGTTTCATCGCGGCATATCGTGTGGCCACAAGATTCGCTGTCGATCGTCGACTGGAATGGTTGTGTCGTGCGCACCTCGCCTGAGGACGTGGCCGTCGGCGAAACTGCGGAAGATAGCCCTGATTTCGTCAATGACGCTGTGGTCGTAGCCTTGCGTGAGGCACGGAAACGGTTGATCGAATGCCTGCCGCGAGACCATCGCAGCCCCTTTTTTGCCGTAAGCGACTAGGCCTGCTTGCGTTAACCAGCCTGGAAACAATCTGAATGGCCACTCTTCTGCTGAGCGTCGCTGGCGGCGCTATCGGCGGCATATTCGGTCCTATCGGCGCGATGATCGGCCAGGCGGCCGGCGCGCTGGTCGGCGGCATGGTCGATCAGGCTATCATCAGCAGCCTGACGCCCGGCACCCGCCAGGAAGGGCCGCGGCTGACCTCGACCGACATCCAGACCTCGACGGAAGGTTCGGTCATCGACCGCGTCATCGGCCGGGCCCGGATCGCCGGGCAGGTGATCTGGGCCACGCGTTTCGAGGAACAGGTGGTGACCGAAACGACGGGCGGGAAAGGCGCGCCAAAGCCGAAGGTCACCACGACCACCTACCGCTACTTCGGCAATTTCGCGGTCGGCCTGTGCGAAGGGCCGATTGCCGGCGTCGGCCGCATCTGGGCCGACGGCAAGGAAATCGACCGGACGCTGTTCGAACACCGCTGCTATGGCGGCAGCGAGGTCGAACCCGTCGATCCGCTGATCGAGGCCAAGGAAGGACTGGCGCCGGCCTATCGGGGGCTTGCCTATATCGTCTTCGAACGGCTGCCGCTGGAGGAATGGGGAAACCGCATCCCGCAAATCTCGGCGGAAGTGTTCCGCCGCGTCGGCGACCTCGAGGCGATCATTCCCGGCGTGTCGCTGATCGGCGGCAACGAGTTCGGCTACGATACCGAGCTGGTGCGCCAGACGGGCGAGGACGGCGGCCCTGACGAAAACCGCCACACGCTGGTCGCGGCCACCGACTTTGCCGCGTCGCTCGACCGGCTGCGCATGCTGGCGCCGAACGCCAGTGCCGTGATGCTGGTCATCCCCTGGATGGGCGACGATCTGCGCTGCGGCAGCTGCACGATCCGGCCGAAGGTCGATTCCCACGACAAGACGACGACGCTCGAATGGCAGGTGTCGGACCTGACCAGGCCCGAAGCCGAGCTGGTCACCATGGTCGGCGGGAAGCCGGCCTATGGCGGGTCGCCGAACGATGCCAGCGTCATCCGGGCGATCCGGAACCTTGCGGCGCGCGGCTACCGCGTCACCATCTGCCCGTTCGTCATGATGGACATTGCGACCGGCAACAGCCTGCCGAACCCCTGGTCGGCCGGCGGGGCAAGCCCGGGCCAGCCCGCCTATCCGTGGCGGGGCCGCATCACCTGTTCGCCGGCGCCGGGCTTTGCCGGCAGCGTCGACAAGACGGCGGGTGCGGCCGCCCAGGTCGCGGCCTTCGTCGGTTCGGCCACGCCGGGGCACTTCAGCGCCTCGGGAGAAACAGTCAGCTATCATGGGCCGGCGCAATGGTCGTACCGCCGCTTCTTCCTGCATTGCGCTTATTTGGCCAAGCTCGCCGGCGGCGTCTCGTCCTTCTTGATCGGCTCGGAGATGATCGGCATGAGCCAGGTTCGCTCCGGCCCGTCGACCTATCCGTTCGTCGACGCGCTGCGCGTGCTCGCCGCCGATGTCTCGGGGATCCTCGGGGCTTCAGTCAAGGTCGGCTACACGGCCGACTGGACCGAATTCAACAACCACCGGCCGGCCGACGGCAGCAACGATGTCTTCTTCAACCTCGATCCGCTGTGGTCGGACCCGAACATCGATTTCGTCGGGATCGACAATTACTTCCCGCTTTCCGACTGGCGCGACGGCTCGACCCATCTCGACTTCCACGCCATCAACGCCCCGAGCATCCATCACCCGGCCTATCTCGATGCGAATGTCGAGGGCGGCGAATATTATGACTGGTACTATGCCGACGCGACCGCGCGCGCCATGCAGGCCCGCACTCCGATAGCGGATGCTTACGGAAAGCCGTGGGTGTTCCGGCAGAAGGATATCCGCAACTGGTGGGCCAACCGCCACTACAACCGGCCGGGCGGCGCCGAGGGCGGCAGCCCGACCGGCTGGGTGCCGCAGAGCAAACCGATCAGGTTTATCGAAATGGGCTGCCCGGCGGTCGACAAGGGTTCGAACCAGCCGAACGTCTTCGTCGACCCGAAGTCGTCGGAAAGCTTCTATCCGTACTTCTCGAATGCGACGCGCGACGACGTGATGCCGCGCTCCTATCTCGAGGCGCTGATCGGACATTATGGCGCCAACAACCCGGTCTCGCCGGTCTATGGCGGGCCGATGCTCGACCTTTCCAACAGCCATGTGTGGACCTGGGATGCGCGGCCGTGGCCGTCCTTCCCGCAGGACGGCCGCTGGGGCGACGCGGTCAACTGGTGGCAAGGCCATTGGCTGCCCGGCCGGATCGGCAACGCGCCGGGCCGCGAGGCGATCCGGCAAATCCTCGCCGACGGCGCCTTCTCCGACTATGCGATCGAGACGATGGCGGTTGCCGTCGACGGCATCACCAGCGGCTCGATCGGCAGCGCCCGTTCGATGCTGGAGGCGATCCGTCCGGCCTTCCAGTTCGACGCGGTCGAGAGCGGCGGCGCCGTGCGGTTCATGGCCCGCCATGCGCGGGCGCCGGTGGCGGCGATCGCCGGCGACGATCTTGTGCTTGACGACAGCGGCCGGCGCTTTCGGCAGACGCGGGGCCAGGAGACCGACCTGCCGCACGCCGTCAAGCTGCGCTTCGGCGATCCCGCCCGCGACGACCAGCCGGCCGGAACCGAGGCGCGCCGGGCGATCGGCGCCAGCATCCGCACGATCGACCACGCACTGCCGGTGATCATGGCGGACGCCTTCGCCGGCGTCGTCGCCGAGCGCGAGCTGCGCGCCGCCTGGGTCGGCCGCGAGCGTGTCGAGTTCAGCCTGCCGCCGTCGCGCCTGGCGCTCGACCCCGGCGATGTCATTTCCTTCGCGGCTACGGCGCAGCTCATGCGCCTTTCGGATGTCAGCGACGGTGCGGCGCGCGCCGTCCAGGCGTTCCGGGTCGATCCGGCCGTTTCGATTCCCATGGAAGCCGGCCGTACCGCCGCACCTTCGCCGCCCGTCACCATCTACAGGCCGGCTGAGGCGATCTTCATCGACGGGCCGCTACTGCGCGACGACGATGTCGATCGCGCGGCCTATGTGGCCGCGTCGCTGGCGCCGTTCGGCAGCGGTGTCGCGCTCTACCGCTCGCCCGACACCTCCGGCTTCGCCTTCGACAGCGTGCTCACCGTGCCGGGTACGATCGGCGTGACGACGGCCGATCTCTATCCCGGGCCTCTGCATGTCTTCGACCAGGTGAACCGCCTCTATGTGCGGATGTCGCAAGGCTCGCTCTACTCGATCGACGATCTGCAAGTGCTGAATGGCGGCAACGCGCTGCTGGTCGAGAACCAGGACGGCGAATGGGAGCTGCTGCAGTTCGGCCTGGCTGCCCCGAACGGATCGAAAAACTGGATATTGTCGCGGCTGCTGCGTGGGCAGAAAGGCAGCGAGCACGCCATGCGCGCGCCGGTGCCGGCCGGGGCGCGCGTCGTGCTGGTCGACCTGGCGCTGCAGCAGACGGCATTGCCCGCCGGTCTCGTCGGCCTGCCGCTGAACTGGCGCGCCGGGCCGGCCGACCGCGATGTCGGCGCCGCCGAATTCGTGCAGTCGACGCAAACGCTGCGGGCGAAGGCACGCCGGCCGCTGTCGCCGGTGCATCTGCGCGCCGCGAGGAATGAGGAAGGCGACTTTGCGCTGCGCTGGATCAGGCGCACGCGCATTGCCGGCGACGGCTGGGATCAGCCGGACGTACCGCTCGGCGAGGATTTCGAGCGCTATGATGTCGAAATCCTCGACGGCGCGACCGTGATCCGCACCATTGCCGGCCTGACTTCGCCCGCCTGCACCTATTCAGCTGCGCTCCAGACCAGCGACTTCGGCGGGCCGCAGACCGAATTGAACTGGCGCGTCTACCAGCTCAGCGCGAGCTTCGGGCGCGGCATTCCGGGCGTCTATTCCTGATCAGCATGCTGGTTGAACCGGGACGTTCGGGCAAGAGATGCCCGGCCGGCCGCGCGAAGGCCCGCTCGGTTCGGTGCCGACATTGCGCCGACGACGCCGTCACCGCCCGCGAAGCGCTTCGCCAGGCCGTCGAAAAGGAGAAGCGGAAGGCCGAAGCGCGCCTGCGCGCCGAGCGCGAACGCGGACGGGAAAAGCTTCGTGCCGAACGCCGGCGCACCAGGCAAAGGCTGCTTGCCGAGCGCAAGCGGGCGAAGGAAAAGCTGCTCGCCGCGCGCGAGCGCAAGGAAAAGCCGGCCGACCCGCCTGCGAGGGCGGAGCCGGTGCGGCCGAAGCGGTCAGCCGACACCGAAATCTCCCCACGTCTCAAGCGCCGCGTCGAGGCGCTAAGAGCGTCCGGCGGCTGCACCGAGGCGCCCGGCCCGTCGCCGGGCACGGCATCAGGCGCCAAGGTCGTCGCGCCGGGGATTCTTCGGCAGGCCGCGGCGATCGTGGCGAAGCAGTTCGACCTGGCGCTCGCCGATCTGAACAGCCGGCCGGCATGGGGCCTGGTGCGGCCCGGCGCGGAGGTATCGTTCGCCCGCCAGGTTCTCCGCTACTTGCTGACCGTCGAGCTCGACCTTCCGATGGCTGTCGTCGCCAAATCACTTGGCTGCGACCGAACCACGGTCCGGCATGGAAACAGGCGGATCGAGGATCGGCGTGACGACGCGGCATTCGACGCGCTGATGAACGACCTCGGCGCGATGGTGCGTGCCTGCAACGCCGGCCGATAGAAGGCAATCAACCAACCAACACAGGGACAATTGAAATGAAGCTCGTAGCCAACTGGGCCCGGGTGCTGCGCCATGCGTGGTCCATCCGCCTGATGATCCTCGCCGGCCTGCTTTCCGGCGCCGAGATCGCCCTGCCGATGCTTGACGAACTGCTGCCCATTCCGCGCGGCCTGTTCGCCGCCCTGTCGGGCCTCGCCAGCAGCGGCGCCTTCATCGCCCGATTCGTCGCGCAAAAGGCGGTGGAGGACGAGCAATGAGCCGGCTGAAGCGCAACGCCGCTCTGGCGGCGGCCTGCGTCGCGCTGGTCGGCGGCTTCGAAGGCCTGCGCAGCTATGCCTATCGCGACCCGGTCGGCATTCCGACCATCTGCTTCGGCGAGACGCGCGGCGTCAGGATGGGCGACCGCGCAACCGTAGCCGAATGCAAGGCGATGCTCGGTACCCGCCTGGTGGAATTCGAGACCGGCATGCGCCAGTGCCTCGTGACACCGGACAGGCTGCCCGAGCCGAGCTACGCTGCGATCCTGTCCTTCACCTACAATGTCGGCGTCGGCGCCTTCTGTTCGTCGACGCTGCGCCGAAAGGCCGACGCCGGCGACCTGCGTGGCGCCTGCGACCAGCTGCTCAGATGGGACAGGGCAGCGGGCATCCGCCTGCCAGGCCTGACGAAGCGCCGTGAGGCCGAACGCGCGCTTTGCCTGAAGGGCGTCAGATGAGGCCAGCCGCGATCAGGATGCGTTAGCGATGCCCGCCAGCCTCAACGAAGTCTACAAGGCGATCGGCACGCTGACGGCCGAGGTGTCCGGTCTTCGCCGCGACATCCAGGAATCGGATCAGCGCGCCGCCGTCAGCAACCGCCGTGCCGACGAGCATCGCACCGTCATGCATCGGCGCGTCGACGAACTGGTCGCCGAGGTCGGCGGCCTTAAGACCGATATGGTGTCGGTCAAGCGTGACCTGACGGACGCCAAGGCGGTCACCGAAGAGGTCAAGCGATGGAAGCTGATGGGACTTGGCGCGCTCGGCGTGACCGGGATCGCGGCCGGCGCGATCGGCTCGGCGATCACCTATTTCTGGTCGGACCTGCTGCGGCTGCTGCGAGGGTAGCGAACGCGCGTCAATCTTCCAGGGTGTCGCGAACCTGGTCGATCGGGCCGAAGGCGTCTCCGACGCCCAGAAGATCCTTTGCCCAGTCCATCATTTCATCGTCGACGTAATCGTCCCCATACTGGGCCACGCGATTTTTGTTGGCGGCATCAACCAGTGCGGCCTCCAGCGCTGCGTCATCGGTGCCAACGGAGGCGGCCGCGGCATTGCGTTCAGCTTCATCCAGGGATGTTTCCGCGCCGGCCACAGACTGAGCTTCCTCGCTGTCCAGCAAGCCTTCGAGCGTCGCAACCTCGGCGCTCCATGCCTCACGATCCTCTTCGGCCACAACGTCATTGTTCAGGTCGTCGAGCCTTCGGCTCAGGCTATCGACGGCCGGATCGTCGTAGACACCGATCGCACCATCATAAGGAACCGGTCCTGCCTGCTCGACCGCGTCCGTAAATTCAGCCTCGGCCTCGGCGAGTGCGATTTCCGCTTGTGCGACGCGCTCCCTTGCCAGGTCAAATTCGGCGGAATCCATTACAAACGCCGATATGGCGGCCATCCTCGGGGATTGGCTATTCAGATAAGCATGATAGTTGCGGTTGAGCGAGTTTAGCCCCGCCAGCTTGGCGTTGAAATTCTTGGGCTTTGCCTCCGGCAGTGGCCCGACAATTGGCAGGCCGGCGAACCTGATCGCCTTGTTCGATGATTTTGCCACGACCGCCTTTTTCGACTGTCCCCTGTTTTCCGAAAGTCCCTTGACCCTGCCTCCGGAACTGGCAGCCGAGCCGGCGACCGTCACTTTGTCCCGCGCCGACATTCCGCGACCCTTGGCCTCGGCCGATTTTCCGTGCTGGCCGGCATTGCCCTTGCCGCTCGCAGACCCTTTGCCGCCGCCGTTGCCTTGACCGCCCCCGCTGCCGTGACCGCCGCCGTTTCCTCCGCCATGGCCGCCACCGTTGCCGCCAGCATTTCCACCCCCGTTGCCGTTGCCGTTTTTTGCATAGGCAGCAGCAGGATTGAAATCACCGAAGGCGATCGATGCAAAATTGATCGGCAAAGCGGCGACCGCCAAGGCTGACACGCTGACGATCAGGAGGGTTTTGGCACGTTTCATCAGTCTCTCCCGGTCTTCCCGCCTGAGGATAAACTAGGTCAAATCGTCGTCGGGTCCAACATTATTGCGAACGCCGCGCGTGTAAGCGACGTCGTCAGGGCACGGCCGTGAGCGGTTTTGGCGTGTAGGCCCAGGGCAGAAGATCGTCGATCTGGCTATTCGGGTGGCCTTCGACGATCCTGGTGAGGATGTCGGCGAGATAGCAGAGCGGCTCGACGTT